GCCCTGGCGGCCACCGGGACGGCGGTGAGCCGGAAATACCCGGGGGTGGCCCTGGACAAGATTGTGGACGGACTCTACACCCTGGCCGCACGGCAGAATGGGCGGCGCTACCTCTCCCGCTTCAACGGCCTGGGGGAGCTGGAGGTGGTGGAAAAACCAGAGGCCGCCGCCCTGGAGCTTGCGCCGGGGAAGAACCTCCAGAGCCTGCGGGTGACGGAGGACATCTCCAAGCTGAGGAACACGGTGGAGATCTACAGCCAGACAGGCGCGCGGGTGCGCACCGTGTCCGACGCGGAGAGCGCCGCCCTGTACGGGCAGTTCCAGCACATCCTCACCCAGCGGGACGGCGAGGACGCTGGGGCGGAGGCCCAGGCGTACCTGGAGGACAACGGCCTCCAGCAGACCATGACCGTGGAGTGCCTGGGTGACCCGGAGCTGATCTCCGGCAGCGCGGTGCTGCTGCGGGCCAACACCACCGGCGTGACCGGGCTGTGCTGGATTGACAGCGACACCCACACCTGGAAAAACGGGCAGTATTTCTGCCGCCTGTCCCTCAACTTCCGCAGCCTCACCAACGAGGTGGAGGCGGGGCAGGAGGTATAAAAAAGCCGCCCCGGCCGGGGCGGCTTGGGTGAATCTGAGCGGATGCGCAGCTCAGCGGGAGAGTTTGTAGAGCATATACTGATTGAGGCTGACGCCCTCGATCTCCGCCTCCTCCTTCAGGTGCTTGTGGAGGCTGCGGGGAATCCGGAGCACCAGTTTCCCGCTGTACCCCTCCAGCTCCGCCTTGAAGGCGTCCAGGGAGACGGAGCTGCCGTCGTCCATGGCCTCGGCTTCGGCCAGGGCGGCGGCCTCCTCGGCCGTCAGCTCCTCCGGCTCCCGCGCGTTGATCTCGGCAAACCGCTGTTCCAGTTCGGCCGGAGATAGAGATTGATTCATAAGGAACCCTCCTTAATACTTGATATTGGTACGGGTATTGATCTCAATAACGGTGATGACAATTTCACCTTTGACCCATTCAAAGGTTATGCGGTAATGCAGGATCTTATAGCGGTATCGGTTCGCATATCCCTTGAGCGGGACGATATCGCCCTCCAGCCTGGACAGGCTGTCCAGCGCCCGATAGAGCTTTTTACGGGTCGGGGCGTCCACACTGGCCAGGTATTTCTGCGGCTGCTTTTTCAGTTTTAGCTCCATCTCTTTTCCCCCTCATTTGTTTATATAGTATCATATATAATACTATTTGTCAAGAAGAAATCACGCAAGGAGGCATCCATGGACGACGTATATGCGGGGCTGACGGAGCTGCTCCGACCGGCGGAGCGGGGGCAGGCCCCCGGCGGCTGGCTGTTTGGGCAGGTGCAGCAGGCCGGGCAGGGGACGCTGCGGGTGGTATGCGGAGGGCTCACTCTGGACCAGACGGAGCTCCACGTGCCGCCCGGGCTGGACTACGCCTGGACGGAGGACACTGGCGGCGACGAGCTCCTGCGGGCGGGTGACCGGCTGCTGGTGCTGGTGACGGCGGACGGACAGGATTACTACATTCTGCAAAAGGCGGTGTTCTCATGAGGCAGCTCTTTCCCATTTTCCAGACGACTGCTCCAGAGGGGACGGCCCAGGCGCTGCCCCTCTATTGGGACGTAGACATGGACTACGACAAGGGCGTGCCGCGCTTCTCCGGCGGGGAGCCGGTCCTGGCGTCCGGGCTGGAGGCCGTCAAGGGCTGGGCCTGGCGGGCGCTGCACACGGAGCGGTACCGCTGGAGCCCCTTCTCCTGGGACTACGGGTGCGAGCTGGAGAGCCTGGTGGGCCAGCCCTACCGGGCGGACACCCGGCTGAGCGAGGCGGTACGGTATGTGCGGGAGGCGCTGACCGTCTGCCCCTACATCACCGGGGCCGCGGCTGAGGTGGTGGGCTTCGACGGCTCCACTCTGCGGATGCGGGTGAGCCTGACCACGGTATACGGGGAGGCGAGTATACATGTATGAGGACAAGACACCGGAGGCCATCAAGGCGGAGATCCTGGCGGCCATCCGGCAGAGCCAGGGGCTGAGCGCCATGGCGGGCGGCTTTGCCGACGGCGTGGCCGGGCCGGTGGCCGAGCAGCTCAGCGAGGCGTACCGGGCCCTGGAGGGGGTGACCTCCATGCTGTTTGTGGACGAGAGCTCCGGGGGCTACATCGACCTGGTGGGCGGTCAGTATTACAACATCACCCGCCGGGAGGGGACAAGGGCTTACTGCGACATCTCCTTCAGCGGCACCCCGGGGCTGGTGATCCCCAAGGGCACCGCGTTTTTGACGGCCGGAGGGCTGTCCTACGCCCTGATGGCCGCGGTGGCGCTGGGGCCGGAGGGGACGGGCCGGGGCCGCCTGGAGGCCGCAGAGGCGGGCAGCGCCTACAACGTGGAGGCCGGGGCCATCGACCGGATGTACGTCAACCTGACGGGCCTGACAGACTATCACAGCGAGGCGGCGGCCGGCGGCACGGACGCCGAGAGCGACGCCGCCCTGCTGGCCCGCGTCCGGGAGCGGGTGCAGCGGCCCCCCACCAGCGGCAACGGCTATCAATACCGGCAGTGGGCCATGGAGGTGGCCGGGGTGGGCAGCGCCAAGGTGGTGGAGCTGCCCGGCGGACCGGGGACGGTGGGCGTCACGCTGGTGGACAGCAACGACCGGGCGCCCTCGGAGGAGATTGTGGAGGCCGTGACAGCCCACATCGAGGAGGAGCGGCCCATCGGCGCGGCGGTGACGGTGACGGCGGCCGGGGAGCGGGAGGTGACCGTGGCCGCCCAGGTCTCCCTCACCGGCGGAGCCGGGGCCGGAGCCGTTCAGGACGCCTTCCGGGCGGCACTGGCGGGCTATCTGCACACCCTCATTGAGGGCAAGTACGGCGCGGTGTACTACAAGCCCGCCGACGACCAGCCCTACACGCTGCTCTATAACCGGGTGCTGGCCCTGCTGCTCAATGTGGAGGGGGTGGAGAACTTCGCCTCCCTCACCGTCAACGGCGGCACCGCCGACGTGACCATACAGGCCGGGGAGATCCCTGTACTGGGGGAGGTGAGCGTGACATGAGCAATCTGGTGTTCCGCCTGCCGCGCTACTACCAGGACAGCCCACAGGTGTCCGAGCTGGAGCGGGTGCTGGGGGAGCAGGCCGGGGCGCTGCGCGTGTCCGAGTCGGACACATTGGCCCAGCTCTGGGTGGACACCGCCACCTGGGGGCTGGACCTGTGGGAGCAGTGGGTGGGGCTGCCCTCCGACCGCACTCGGCCCTACAGCTACCGGAGGAGCCGCATCAAGGCCAAGCTCCGGGGCCAGGGCGCCACCACGGCGGAGATGCTGCGCAGCGTGGTGGCCTCCTTTGGCTTCGAGCCGTCCCAGATTTCGGTCATCGAGCACCCGGCGGAGTATCAATTCGAGATCGTCCTGTCCGATCTGGCCGCCGTGCCGTCGGATGTGAGCGGGATTGAGTCCGCAGTCAACGAGATTAAGCCGGCGCACCTGGATTACTGGTTCACCTACGAGCTGGCCCAGCTCCTGGCCGCCCTGCGGGTGGGCGGCGGGCTCTGGAGCATTCAGGCGGTCACGCTGCCGCCCATGGAGGAGGAATAGCATGTACGGATTTATCATTACTACCGCCGGCGAGGGCCTGCTGGCCCGGGCGTCGGCGGGCGAGGGGCTGACGATCACCGAGGTGTGGGTGGGCAAGGGCACGGTGGAGAGCGCGGCGGCGGCCAAGGCCCTCACCGCCCTGCTCGATCCGGTGGCCCAGGCCACCAGCACCCAGCCCGAGGTGGCCGGCGGGCAGCTCTCCATGCTGGTGGAGTACCGCAACGACATGGGCGGCGGGCTGGAGGAGGGCTTCACACTCTCCGAGTTCGGCGTCATGGCCAAGGTGGGCGACGACGCGCCCACCCTGCTCTACTACGCCGCCCTGGGCGACCCGGCCCAGCCGGTGCCGCCCATCGCCGAGGGCCTGGACGTACACCGCTTCCCCGTGGCCATCGGCGTCACCGGAGAGGTGGAGGTCTCGCTGGAGTATCCGGCGGGCGTCTGGGTAACCCACGAGGAGCTGGAGGAGGCGCTGGCGGGCATCGGCCTGTCCGGATATATCAAGGCCACCGAGAAGGGCCAGCCGGGCGGCGTGGCGACGCTGGGGCCCGATGGCAAGGTGCCAGGTGAGCAGCTCCCAAAGATGGACTATGACCCGGCGGGCAGCGCGGAGGCGGTGCAGAAGAACTTGACTGCCCACACCGGGAACAAGAACAACCCCCACGCCGTTACGGCGGAGCAGGTGGGGGCTCTTGCAAGTTCCGGTGGAGTCATGTCCGGGGCAATTAGCATGAGTGGTCACAAGATAGCCAATCTGGCCGCTCCTGCTGATTCCACGGATGCCGCTAATAAGCAGTATGTGGACGAGCACGCGGGGGCGAGGGTTATTTTGGGGAGCTATGTGGGGACAGGAAAAACAGGTAAAAGCAACCCTAATCAAATAACCTTAGCCGAACCCTTTAAAATACTCTGTATTTATGGTATGCAATCAAATAATTACTATAAGAGTATCGACGGTTATGGAAATGGCGAGACTTCTAATATTATTCATAGCAGTATTATCCCTACTGAGTATACAAAAGGCATTAGTTTTGGTTTTGGCTACCGTTATTCCTCAAGAGATTCTTACGGTAAAAAATCAACGGATGGAAAAACTTTCAGTTGGTATTTTGACCTTACCACACCTGATGCGACAAGTGAACAACTTAATGCATCTGGAACTGTATATTACTACTACGC